AATCAGAAATTCTTTTTACCAAACCATAAACAAGAAAAAATAGAACAGAAAAAACAAAATGAACCGAATAAAAATAAACGTCGAAAAAGTAGATAAGAAATACCTCTACAAAGGTGAAAAAGGAACCTATTTGGATCTTGTATTGTTTGAATCAACGAATCAGCAATATGGAGATACTCACATGGTGGTTCAGTCGATACCCAAAGAAGAACGTGATAAAGGTGAGCGAGGACCGATTCTTGGCAATGCAACTTTAGAGATTAATGGGGGATCTCAGTATGCTGCTCCAGTGGATGCTTCAAGAAATGAATCGCCCAAGGTCACAGAGGATGATATTCCGTTCTGATGAGCTATAATGTAAAGCCAATCAAATTCGAAGAAGCCTTTAAAAGATTAAAGGCCAGAAAAGAGATCGGTTCTCGTATGACTTCAAAGCAGTGGGCTTCACTTCCTGCTGCCATACGGGACCGATCTTTCTTTGCGTCAAGGGTTGCGTCAGCACGGTTCCTATCATCTGCAAAAAAGATGCTTGAGGATTTTATGCTAGGAACAAAAGAAGAAGTAATTTCCCCAGATGGCGTAAAATCAATTGCTTTTAAAACTGGAGGCAGAGCAGACTTTGTTAAAAAGATGCAGGATTTTTCTATCGCTGAAGGAATGGGTGATCCATTGCCTGAAGGGGTTGGAAGGGGTGATCGTGGAGTCATACCAGAGACAAGGGACATTTCATCTAATCGCAGACTAAAGCTTGTTTATGATACTAATATCAGATCCTCATACGGTTATGGCAACTTTGAAGCGTCTGTTGATCCTGCGATTACAAATGTGTATCCAGCTTGGAGGTTTATTCGAACAGGTGTAGTCAAGGAACCTCGACCATTACATAAGAGATTTGAAGGAGCAGTCAGAAGAAAAGATGACACAAAATTCTGGCTTGAGATGAATAAAAAGGAAATTGGTGGACTTGGTGTTCCTCATGGTCCTTGGGGTTTCAACAGTCAAATGGATGTGCAGGAGGTTGGAAGGCGTGAGGCCGAATCTCTTGGGTTATTAAAGAAAAATCAAAAGATCCGTTCTCCAAAATCAGCGTTTAACAAAAAGTTGAGTGTGTCTGAAAAGAGAATGGATTCAGGTATTTTCAAAATACTTAAAAAAGCAATGGGTGCAAAAATGAAACTCACTGCTGGCAAATTATTATGGGCGAAAAAATAAAAATACATTGTTCACACACTGAGCTGAGAGATCCAACCTCATTGGTTGAGCATCCACGCAATTACAATACACATCCAGCAGAGCAGATTCGTTTGCTTGCAAAAATCATCAAGCATCAAGGATGGAGAAACCCGATCACGGTTTCAAAGCGATCTGGTTTTGTTGTTAAGGGGCATGGTCGCCTTGCTGCTGCCATGCTTCTTAAGGCAGAAAAGGTTCCTGTCGATATTCAGGAATACAAAGACGAAGCCTCAGAGGTTGCTGATATGATCGCGGACAATCGCATTGCCGAACTTGCTGAAAAGATCACGATCTTTTGAAAGGGTTGCTCCTGGACGATGTTTTTGACGATTTTGATATTGAGTTAACAGGATTCGATTCGGACTTAATTAATTCATATTTAAACACTGAGCAATTGAAACAAGATTCTACTGAATCTGTTGAAATAGACACAGATGATTTTGATCTTGATGCAACTTGCCCTAAATGTGGCTTTGAATTTAAAAAATGAATATTTCATGGCAATTAAGCGAACTGAGTAAAGTAGAAAAAAAACCAATCAAGGTCATGTCTACTTTTTCTTGTGGGGGTGGTAGTAGTATGGGCTACAAGCTCAATGGTTTTGATGTAATTGCTGCTAACGACATTGATCCTGAAATGCAGTATCATTACGTTCAAAATTTAAAGCCTAAACATTATTTTCTTTGCCCTGTAAATTCATTAATAAAACAAAAGCTGCCCAAAGAACTATTTGATTTGGACATTTTAGATGGATCACCACCATGTTCTACATTTTCAATGTCAGGAAATAGAGAGAAAGATTGGGGGGTTAGTAGACATTTTCAAGAAGGCCAGGCTAAACAAGTGCTGTCAGATTTGTTTTTTGATTTTATTGAATTAGCTGATCATTTACGCCCCAAAGTAATTATTGCAGAAAATGTGAAAGGCATGATTATGGGGAATGCAAAAGGTTATGTTAAAAAAGTAAAACAAAAAATAACAGAGGCAGGGTATACATGCCAAATTTTTCTTGTTAATGCCGCGGATTGTGGTGTTCCTCAAAACAGACAACGAATATTTTTTTGCTGCCTAAGAAATGATATTGTGAAACCTGAGCTCAAATTAATTTTCAACAAAAAAAAAATCACGGTTTCTGAAGCATTTAAAGGTGTACAAAACTTAACCCCACTTGAAGTTCAAAATACTAAACCTTATAAAAATGATTTGAAATATTATCATCACACACTTATGGGCCAAAGTTATGAAAAAGCAGCCATAAAGCTTGAAATGAAAAAAAAGAATTGGAATTTTATAAGGTTACATAAAGACAAGCCAAGTAATACCGTGACAGCAGCAACTGGGACGTTGAAGCATTACAGTGAATGCAGATCTTTGACTTTTAGAGAATTTAAAAGACTTGGATCTTTCCCTGATGATTATAAGGCTAAAACCGACAACATAGGAAAGTATATGGTAGGAATGTCTGTTCCTCCATTTATGACTCAACAAATTTCTTTGCAAATTTATAAGCAATGGCTTCAAAATGAAAACTCCCAAAATTAACGAAACAAGAAAAGTCGGGAAAAAGAAATCGCCAAGATTGGGCAAACCATACAAGCCCTTACCGATTGAAATGGCAGAAGGATTTGGTCAACTAGGTTTAACTCAGGCAGACATTGCTGGCATTCTTAAAATTTCAATCAAAACTGTGAATCGTGAATTTGTGAAACCTGATTCTGAATTCGCTTCTGAGTATCGCAAAGGCAAGGCGAAAACCTCTCAAAGCTTAAGGGCTAAACTGCTGAGAAGAGCAATTAAAGAAGATCGTGATTCGCTTCTTCAGTTTGCTTTGAAAAACTTTTGCGGAATGAAAGAGCAAGTCGAAGTTGAGAACTCAGGAGAGGTTACAGTCAACATTACCATGGGGGGGAAAGAAGTATCACTTCCCAGGTGGCTTGAAAATTGAACAACGATATTCATATTCCTGAGCCGCATTCTGGCCAGGCCAAAATCCTCAACCATGCAAAGCGTTTCAATGTTCTTCAGTGCGGAAGAAGATTCGGCAAAACTACGCTAGGACTCCACATTGCTTTATTTTCAGGAATTGCTGGCAAAACTTACGGTTGGTTTTCCCCAACCTACAAGCTCATGTCAGAGCAATGGACTGAGATCACACGCCAACTTGCACCCATTGTAAGCAAGACAGACAAGCACACTAGAGAGGTGCATCTCATCAATGGAGGCCGAATCGACTTTTGGTCCCTTGAAAAACCAGACGCTGGTCGAGGTCGAAAATACCATGGAGTGATCATCGATGAAGCTTCCGTTGTCAGGGATTTAAAAACAAAATGGGAACAAGATATTCGTCCTACTCTGACAGATTACAAGGGCAAAGCATGGATTTTGGGAACTCCAAAGGGTCACAATTACTTTCATCAGATGTTTCTGAGGGGGCAGAAATTAAATGATGATTGGATCAGTTGGAGACTAGGCACAAAGGACAATCCAACAATACCCGATCTTGAAGCAGAACTTCTCGATGCACAAAAGGAACTCCCCGAAGCAATTTTTAATCAGGAATATCTGGGGGTTCCTGCTGATGATGGTGGTAATCCTTTCGGAGTGGATGCGATCAGGCATTGCTTTATTGATCAAAGCTTCCACCAGACTGCTTGGTTTGGGTGGGATCTGGCAAAATCTCATGACTGGACTTGGGGAGTCGGGCTTGATGATTACGGTTGCCAGACTAAAAACATTCGATTCCAAAAGCCATGGTCCGAGACAAAAGAAAACATTATCAAGGAGACAGATTATGTTCCTGCGCTGGTTGATAGCACGGGCGTTGGTGATCCGATCGTTGAAGATTTGATTGCAGA